AGAAGTTTCGTAGACAGGTTGGAGTTATCGGGTCAGGCCCAACAGCCGTCACCGGACAGTCTGGCACCTACGAGCTGATTACTGATTGGATTGCTGATGCAGATCAGCTGATTCAAGAGCAGTGGGTTGACTGGGCATTCCTATGGAATAACACCACATTCAACACCGTGGCTAGTGACAACGAGTACACTACAGGCGACTTGTCGCTGGCAACCGGATCAAATGCTCTAGCGGAGTGGGATCCAACGTCCTTTGTAGTGGACCCTACGGGCTCATGGCAGCGCCTTGATGTGCTGGACTACAAGGAGTGGAGAGCCAACCAAAAGCTCGGCACAGTCCCTACAGGGAAGCCTCATAGCGTAGTAATCAAGCCTGATAACTCTGTTGTGCTGTATCCGACCCCTGATGCGGTCTATTCAGTAACAGCGGACTACTACAAGAAGCCGGTTCGACTGGCTGCCAACAGCGACACCTCCCTGATCCCGGATCAGTTCCACGACATCATTATTGCCAGAGCGAAGATGATGTATGGTGAGTACGAGGAGGCGCCAGAGGTTTATCAGTCAGGACAGGCAGATCTGCAGAATATCATGCAGGCACTCGAGTCTCACTCCCTTCAGGACATGCATTTCCAGAAGCGGTCGGATACCAGTCAATATGACCTGACGGTGAAGGTCGAGTAATGCCAGTACGCTCCGAATTCTTCCCTCTCTCCGGGGGATTGAACCTTGTTGATCCGGCGATTGCGATCAAGCCCGGTCAGTTGCTTGTTGGGATCAACTACATGCAGGATATGCGTGGTGGATACCAGAGAAGCCCCGGATATGAGCGCTATGACGGACATAATTCGGCTAGTGAGGCCACCTATGTGCGGCTCAACTTTGATGCAGGACAGAATGCGCCATCGACTGGCAGCTGCTCAGGGTCCGCAACAAGGCCGGGCCAGTGTCTGATTGATGACGATACATGGACAAATGGCGACACCATCACGGGCGGAACATCTGCAGCTACCGGGATTCTGTTGAAGGTTACGGTCAGCAGTGGAAGCTGGGCTGGCAATGATGCTGCAGGTGAGCTGGTCCTGACAGAGGTGAGTGGAACATTTCAAAACAATGAGACTCTCTCTGTCGGAGCAACAACCATTGCAACGGCAGATGGCACAGCAACAGCAATGGCGTCTGCAGATAGCGACTATGACACAATGTGGCAGGATGCTATCGAGACCACACGCAATTTGACCAGCGCTGTTCCCGGGACCGGATCAGTTCTAGGGGTGTGGGTCTACATGAACCAGACCTATGCAATCCGAAACAAGGACTTTGGATCTGCAGAGACTGATGAGTTTAGTAACGCATACGGTGCAGACCATACCAAGGCTCTGATGTATAGAGCGACATCGTCTGGGTGGACCGCAGAGCATCTCGGATACAAGATGAACTTCGATGCGGGAGTTACCGCTCCCGTACACAACGACTATTTGATAGGCGTTACCTCAGGAGCAACAGGACAGTTCTCCGGGGAGCATCTTGATAGCGGGTCGTATGATGGTGATGATGCAGCAGGGCACTACTTCTTTTATGAAGGAACGGTGACTGGCACATGGCAGAACAACGAAGTGATTCGTTTGCAGAAAGTGGACACGATAACGGTTACAGCTGGCGGGTCAGGATACACCTCGGCTATCGTGACGGTTGCAGACCCATCGACTGGGAGGACTGCTACGGCGACGGCGACGGTATCTGGCGGGGCTGTGACTGCGATTACTGTAACGAATGGCGGGAGTGGATACAGCAGTGCGCCGACGGTCACGATTGCAGGTGATGGGTCCGGCGCTACTGCAACAGCCAACACAGCCAATGTGGATCTGGCCACAGTAAATGTGCAGCCAGCTAATGAAGGATCAGTCTGTTTTCCTCAGCGGCTCTCTGCGAGTGGGCGCTGGTCGTTCTTGAATCACAACTTCACAGGGCATGAGTCAACGGCAAGTATGTTTGCCTGTAACGCAAACAACCATGCATTCGCTTTTGACTCCAATGGGAAGTACCGCCCTGTACTGACAGGAATGGCAGTCGATCATCCGACCCATATGGCGCAGCACAAGAACCATCTGTTCCTGTCGTTCCCCAATGGCTCACTGCAGCACTCCTCTATCAGTGATCCCTTTGACTGGAGCCCGGTCACTGGGGCTGGAGAGATTGTTGTGGGTTTCGATGTCACAGATCTGCAGGTGCTGCAGGGTGATGTCTTGGCGGTGTTCTCCAAGGTGAGGACATGGCTGTTGTACGGAACCTCATCAGCAGATTGGAACTTCAAGCAGTTTGCTGCAGAGACAGGGGCCAAGGAGTGGAGCGCTACCGTTCTCGGTGATGATCTCTACTTTATGAATGATCTGGGTGTAACCAGTTTAATGGCAACACAGGCGCATGGTGACTTCATGTCTGCATCGCACTCGCAGCTGATTCAGCCCTATCTGGCAAGCCGCAAGGATAAGGTGGTTGGCGTAACAACCCTCAAGGAGAGCAATCAACTGCTGGTGCTGTTCGATGATTCAACAGCGATCATGGGCACATTCGATGGGCGTAAGCTAATCGGCTGGACACAGTCTCAGTATAAGAACACGCCTTCAACAGTGATCAATGCCTGTGGCGCATGCTCTTCAGTAGACGGTGACCTGATCATGGGCGGTGACACAAACGGCATGGTCCACATCTTTGGGAAGGGAAATTCTTTCGACGGAGAGCCCATCGAGAGCTTTGCCCGACTAGCGTTCAATCACTTCAAGAGTCCCGGCTACAAGAAGAGATTCCGCAAGCTGAAGATCGATCTGGACTCAACAGACGCAATCGATCTGAACTACCTGATCGACCTGAACTACGCCGCAACGACTGAGCCAACAGCGGTATCATTTACAACATCAGTACGAAGTGGTGGCGCATGGTGGGATACAGAATTATGGAATGCGTTTAACTGGTCAGTGGATGCGGTCGGTATAGCAGAGGCAAACATTAATGGAACCGGAACAAATATGGGCATTCTGATTTATCACAGCACGGCCTATGATGCCCCCCACACATTGCAGGGCATAACGGTTAATTACAGCATAAGAGGGTTGGATAGATAATGGCTAACAACTTACACACAGGAACAGCAGATCTTGTTGCTGGTTCTCTTGCCCGAGCGCAAGACATCAATGAAAAGATAACAGCTGTTGATACGGCATTCGACAACACAGAGGCCGGTATTGATCTTGCCGTCAAGGTAGACCCATCAGGCGCATCATGGTCTGGAGCAGACACTTGGTCGGTTACCGAAACCGCAGCTAACAGAAAGGGCAAGGTTATTGGTTTTGACTCCCTGTCTGGGCTGATCGAGCTACAGACAGGCGTTGGAAACTGGGAAGGCACATGGGCGGCTTCTACCGGGTACGATCTCAGAGATGTGGTCTCGTACACCGATGATGTGTATGTCTGTACTGCAGCACACACCTCTCACTCAACAACATTCTCCTCCGCCTACTGGAGCAAGATGATCGATGTGGCGTCAGTCACAACCTCTCAGGCATCAGCGACAACAAGTGCATATCAGGCCAAGGTTAGCCAGACCGCAGCATACTCGTCACAGTTAGCGTCAGCAGCATCACAGACAAGCGCAGACGCATCAGAGACAGCAGCCGCAACTGCAAGAACTGCTGCGTACTCCAGTCAGATGACAACTGCTGCAAGCAACACCTCAGCAGATGCATCAGAGACAGCAGCAGCTACTGCACGAACAGCAGCCTACAGCTCGCAAGCTCAGGCAGCCACTGCACAAACTGCATCATATAGCTCTCAAGCAGCTTCAGCGGCATCACAAACATCTGCTGATGCCTCCGAAACATCAGCAGCTGCATCACAGACTTCATCGGATGCAAGTGAGACAGCCGCTGCTACAGCAAGGACGGCGTCATACAGCTCACAGGCTTCAGCTAACGCGAGCCACACATCAGCTTATTCATCTCAGGCGGCAGCGGGGGCATCTCAAACCGCCTCGTACTCTTCGCAGGCAAATGCGGCGGCGTCACAAACAAGCGCGGATGCCTCGGAGACTGCAGCGGCTACAGCCAGAACAGCGGCCTACTCTTCACAGGCGCAGGCAGCGGTCAGTCAGACCTCGGCTGATCAGAGCGAGACATCGGCTGCAGGGGCGCAGACAGCAGCCTACTCTTCGCAGGTTCAGGCAACAGCAAGCCAGACGGCGTCATACTCATCGCAGGCAAACGCAGCAGTATCGCAGACAGCCTCGTATTCCTCACAGGTCCAGTCTGCAGCTTCACAAAGCTCTGCATCCACAAGCCTGTTTCAGTTCAAGAGTCAGTATCTCGATGCAGCAGCTTCTGATCCAACAACCGATGGTAATGGCAATGCAATAACTGCCGGTGACCTGTACTACAACACCACCTCCAGCAGGCTTCAGGTATATAGCGGCTCCGCATGGGGGGGTGCTTATGGGATTTCAAGTGTAGTCGAAGACACCACCCCACAGCTAGGCGGTATGCTTGATGTTAATGGTAAGTCTCTAGGCGATGGAACTCTTGAGCTATTGAGCTTTAGTGAGACAGCATCCGCTGTTAATGAGTTCACCATTGCCAATGCTGCAACAGGTAACGCACCAACCCTAAGTGCAACAGGTGGTGATACCAACATTGATATCAACATCACTCCCAAAGGCACTGGAGAGGTAA